CTAATTCTCCAAATTATGTTTACAAAGAAAAAGAAATATGATAAAAAAGAATTTTTTCTTTATATATATATTTATTAATATATATATTTCTTTGCCTTTGTTTTGTTTTTAATTATATATTATATATTTATATATATACACATATATATAGGCAAATTAATAAAATATATTTCTCTTTACATTATTAAAATATTCCTATAATCTTATCTTATACATAAACATTTGGAGTGAAATATGGAAAATACATATAAATCAGTATTTGAAACCTTATCTAAGGTGGATATTACAGGTAAAACAGAACAGATCAAAACAAAGAGTGGAAATTATACCTATCTTAAATGGCATTATGCTTGGCATATCTTCAATCATTATTATCCTGAAGTTCAAGTAAAATGGTTAGAGCCATCTACTTATGACAATGGAACAATGATATTAAGATGTCGTGTAGAGATCGGAGAACTGTACAAGGAGGGTTGGTTGCCTGTCTATGATAACAGTTATAATGCAATAGAAAATCCTAGAGCAGATGACATTCAAGACAACATGCAAAGATGTATGGTTAAAACAATGGCACTTTTTGGTCTAGGTTTACAGCTTTATCACAATGGGCAGACAAAACCTGAAGAACTAAACCTTGTTGGCGAGATTAACGATCCTGTCTTAAAAAATATATCTAAATCTAAAGATAAAGTTAATGAGATAACTAAACAGCTTAGAAATGGGGGTTTAAAAGATGGAAACACAAACGAAATTGAATTCGCAAAAATCCTTTAACCTTAGAAGCAGTTTATTTAAAGACTATGCTTTTGGATTAAAATATAAATCTGCTGGTCAATTCTTTATGTCGCCTACACAAAGGCAAAGAAGACTAGAGTATGATTTAGGAATATCAGTAGAGCCTGAGATGGATAGCTTTGCAATTCCTTATGTCGAATATGGAAATGAACATGAAATGAGTGGTATTGCTAAACATATCTTAGTTAATAAGCAGATGATTAAAGACTATGGTGATAATCAGCAGAATTATGTAATTCAAGATTGGTTAAATCTAAAAGAAGATGTTGTGGTAGATATTTCTACAACTCCTGATGGCTTAAGCCTTGATGATAGTCGATTGATTGAGGTAAAATGCTCTAAAATGGGTAAGGGATTATATCCTGAGTTCCCAAAACAATACTTACCTCAAATTGCAGGTCAAATGATGATTCTAAATATGCTAAATATACCTGTAAAAGAAGTACATTTAGTTAATTGGAATCCTACAGAAAGCAAAATATGGTGTTTTAAGAGAGATAAAGACTATGAAAACTACCTAATTAACCATTTAGAGCAGTATTCTATGGTGTTACTGGGTAAAGCTGAACTAGAAAAGCCAGTTAAATATGAAAAAGAGTTGGATATACAATTAATCTATGGAGAAAAATAATGGATAAAATGCTAGAAATTTTGGAATCAGTTCGTAAAAGAGAGGATATCCCAGAACGTAAAAAGATAGACATCATTAAGCGATTAGTTCGTGATGATTTAGGTAAATTATTAAAAACAATGAAGGAGAGAAAATAATGTCGAAACCAATGTATATAAATGTCTTTTTGAATGATAAGTTTTCAGATGTAACTGATGCTATGTATCAAAAAAGAGACCAAATAAGCCAAGAAACAGGTAGGAACGCCCCACCGTATTTGAGTAACAACGCTTTCAAACCACAAGAAGACTTAGTTTTAAAGAGTGGAGAAACGTATGCGATTTCATTCTGGTTTAACGAAAAAGATGGAAAGCGATCTGCTTCAATTAGCATTAAACTCGCAGAAGAATATCAAGGCTCTGGTGGTGGTGGATATAGAAAACCATCTAGCAATCAAGGTAAGTCTATAGGTGAAGATACTAGTATTTTTAGTAAGCCACCACTTAGAAATGATGATGGTGAAGATGGGGTTCCTTTCTAGTGGCATATTCAAAATCATATTATGAGCAAAACAAGCAAAGGATCGCTGATTATAACAAAAAAAGGAGAATACAAAATCCTGAAGTCATTGCTAAAGAGAAAGAATCCTATAAGGAAAAAAAAGACTTGTTCCAGACGAGATCAAAAGTGCAACATCTCAAAGGAAAAATGGCATGGGAAATGTTATCGAAAGCCAAGAAACAGTTGGTTTTAGCAGAAATATCAGAAAAACTAGGTGTTGATCTGGATTAGTAGTTGATATATGAAAATATATCTGTAGTATATTAGACATGGGATAGATAGGTGATAATGCGAATGACTCGAGTCGCTACTACCTTAATGTTATACAAAAGCAGTGGTGCAAGTATACGCCTATCTATCCTTAACTAACATTAGAAATATAGGAGAAACGAATATGAGTAAACAACAACACGAAGAAAGACAAGAACAAATAATCGAAGAAGTATCTTCTCTAACTGTAGATGAATTTCAAAACGAACTAGAAGAATATCATATAGATGGCGTTCAAAGTATTGATGAAATGGTTAATCAGTTAGTTGAATCTAAGATGGAATTGGGAGAATAGATATGTCTAAAGGATCAAAAAGTCGCATACAAGACCAAGCCAAATTCAATAAAGGTTTTGATACGATATTCAACAAAGCCAAAGCTATACCTGAGTTAAATATAGAATGGGCTTGTTATTGTGAAAAAATTAATTTAATCCGAGATGAGTACGGCTTATCCTCAAAAGTCTATACAGAAAATGATAAAAAGAGATTCGCCAAAGCTCACAAAGCCAAATATAAATAATACCCCTCATGAGTCACAAGGAAGTGACTTATTCAATCAGTCAGTCAGTCAGTCAATTCAATCTCAAACTTAGCCAAACTTAGCCAAATTCAATCGGTTAGTTATAGATATTCTGATTCAATCTCAGTCGCTTAGCATAATTCAATCTAATAATCTCTAGACAAAGCAAAAAAATCAGATGTTTAGCATAATTCAAGTTATTAATCTTTAGAATTAATACTAGGCTATTTGATTCAGTATCTCTTATTTACAGCTAATCTGATAGGATATATCAGTTTTTAATTTCAATATGGATTAGTAATAGCTCATATTTGACCTTTTTATTACTAGTCGCTTATGATGGTACATTGTAATTATTTATGCGTAAAAAAAAACCTAGTACATTGGTGATACTAGGCTTTATGGTTATATGTTTATATATGGTTATTTAATTTTATTTTTACGATCTTTTAATACTTTCTTAGCATTTTTTAATCTTAAGTTATCTTCATCATCATTTAAAAAGCTAGATATAGGAAGTTCTAAGGCTTTTATCATAGCTTTTAACTCCCATGTAGCTTTATTCTCCAGAAATTGCAGTGTTGCTTTATTCTCCAGAAATTGCAGTGTTGCTTTATCAATCTTATATTTCAAAGGATTATGAAAGTAGGTCTTAGGCTTATTCCTAAGAATTTCAAGCCTTAAAAATTTTATAGTTTCTTTGTTATCTTTTAATATATTCATGCTGTTAGCCTTATATCTTCATTACATAAACAAGCGTTTTTATATAGTATTGGATCACTTCCTAAACCAATATTAATTAACCCTGTTTGCTCGTATCTATTATAAAAATCTTCTTTATTTTGATAATAAATATCACATGTTTTTATTCTAAAATTATCATTTATTTTATATAATTCAATCATAAAATCACGAAATCCATGCCAACAAACTGAATTAACTTTATTTTTTTGGCCATTTTTACAAGTCATATACCCAGTACGTTGATATTTTTTAGTTTTATCTAATCTTAATCTTACATTATAACAATTATTGCTAACTACTTTATAATCTACAATCAAATTAAGATCACTAGATATTTTATTTAAAACATCTTCAAAGTTTTCTATTTTCTTAGTATTAAATATTTTCATGCTGATTTTACCTTTAAAGACTCAATATAATCATTTACAATATATTCACCTACAATGTAAACATACATATTTACAACGCTTTCAGGCTCGGAAAAATCTACATCATATTCTTCTTCTTTAATAATGTTTATAACGTTAAAGACTTCATCGGATAACCATTCTTTGGCTTGATATCTGCCTATAATGTAATAATCAGTATTGTATATCTCGTGATGTAGTTCGCCATCTTTAATAAGTTTATCAAGGGTTTCTTTATCGTATTCAACCAAAGAATTATTAAAACTTTCTTTTATTTCATCATATTTATAATAATCTTGTATATTCATATCTAACTCCTATATATGCACATCCATGTGCTATTTAATCATTCCTTTTATTTATTTTATTTAGATTAATACTTTTCTACTGTATCGACTCTAACTTTTCTAACACATTCACCATGATGATGACTACTATTAGCCTCTTCTATTGCTTGTGCTTTTGCATCATTAATGTTTTCTGCCTCAATAGTTATTGGAACTACCAATGTTATTTCTGTATTTACTCTATATTCTTTCATAATATCCTCGTTGTTATATACATCATGTACGTTTATCTATTCCAATATCTATATACTATGAAATATATTTGTATAAGTAAAGTCTTTTTACGTGTCCAATGATAATAAATAACAGATTCGACAACCAAAGGATAACCAATATCCATATATTGCTATATATAAACACTTAATAACTAATGATCATTAACTAGCTATTAATTAGACAATAGCAAGGCATACATATGATTCGCCACCTTAAGAAAGAAATCCAAAGGCGTGTATCTGTAGATAGATATAAAGAATAGATTAGTAATAGTATATTAAGTATCAGTAATACATCTTATAAATAGATTATAAATAATAGTCACTGTCTTAAACCACTCTCACCATAATAAAAGCAGATAAGAAACCCTAAGAGCCTATATATGAATAATTAAGATTGTTATATAAGAAAATAATAATATTAATGATTGATGATGTGCAAATAAAAAAGAAACACACGCGACAACCCCCCTGCACACGCGTAGATTATATATATA